CATCTAATTGTACTTTATAACTTCCAAACAGTGGACCAACTGTTGGCAGTGTTTTTACATCACATTCTAAATTTATATCCCATGAGTCACCCGGTAATCCTAGTTCTGCCATAAATGGTACTAATGTTCCACTTGCCATACTACTGCGCCATATATATCCCAGGTCATGTGTTGACCTTTCGTAATTTTTCATTGCTATTTCCTGTTTTCCTCCTGAACCCAGTCTGTCTCCTCCTATTGTTGTTTTCATTTTGTTTTTTGTTTTAGTTTATCCTTTACTTCTTCTAGTATCATTATCACTTGTACTATTCTATTCCATGTTATTTTACTTAACTCCTTTTTTACTTCTGATTTTTTTTCATATTGTTCTGTCACTCTATAGTCTCCCATTATTCCAAAGCTTTTTCCTTGCTGCGTTATTATTTCAAATGGGCTATCTTTTATTTTTTCTCTCTTTACTAGTTCTTCTTTACCAGAGTTTTTCTTGTCCGTTCCATTTACATTCATATGTAATTGTTTTACTTTTGTTTCTTCCATAGTTTATGTTTGTTTTTATTTTAGTGTATTCTTTATTTATTACTTCTTTTCTTGATATTATTTCTCCACTTTCTCTATCTACCCATATACTCTCTGTCTTCCACATTTTTTATTATATCTATTTCTTTATTAAACCATACTAATAGGTTTAATAGTTCTGTACTTTTATGTTTCATTAATCTTTCATTTGCGTAGTGTATTTTTACTACATCTTTATCGAATATTCTTATCGCTTGTTTTCTGATTTTATTTATTAGGTTTATTTTCTCCATTTTTATTGTTTTTTTTCGGAGAGTAGGGGAGTGCTTTTTTGTCATCTACCCCTGTCAGATTGTCCAATTAACTTAATATTAATTATAGGACAAATCTTAACTCTCTCATATTCAATTACTTACTTCTTTTATTTACCTTTTTATTCCACTAATATACTTTTTTTTTTTAAATATGTACATATTTCGAATTTTAATTCGATTTATTTACTTATTCAACAAGGGTTTTACCCGCGTTAGTCTTCCATAATTTATTAATTCTTTCTTTTCTTTTTAGGTTTCTTCTTTGGTTTTCATATCTTTTTAATTCCCAGTTCTTCTCATCGTTTCCATATCCTAACCTTTTTGAGTACTTCCTTTTCTCTTTGAGTACTTTATAATATTCTTCATCTCCATTACTTACATCTACTTTCACTCCACATACCCATCGCTCCCCCTTATCTAGTTTTTCTATCCATAGCTTTTCTCTTTCTTCTTCGCTATATATCTTATTTCTGTAGTATATTGGCATTGCCAATTCGTACCCACTTTTACTCTTATACGTTTCTATTGTTTCCTCCTTCTTATATTTATTTCTCTCACTATCTTTTCTGTCTATATACCCCTTCCCGATTCCTTTACTTACGAACATTTTACTATTATATTCTTTATGTTTCTCATCTACCTTACTTATATATTTAACTATATAACTTACTGTTTCCTCATTTACATAGTGTTTCCCTTTTCCATTCCCTAATACTGTTTTTCCATACTTCCATTTTCTGTCTATATCTTTATATTTCTGGTCTGTCCAAAATATTCCATGCATATGCACTCTTTCTGTATTCTTCCCACCTATTTCTGTCACTATCCAATGTCTTATTGTCTTCCCATATTCTTTCCTCCAATTCTCCGTAAATCTTCTTACTGCTATCCTGCATACCTCATTATCTCTATCATATCCTGTTATACCTTTTATTTCTCTTTCTAATTTATTTAATTCTCTATCACTAAATGTCAACGTAATAAACTTTGCGTTTTTACGTTCTCTTATTTCTTCCTGTAGTCTTACACTCCAATTTCTCGCTTTTTGCTTTCTACACTCTATGCATTTTCCACACCCTACCGGTACCCATAGCGTTCTTTCATCATTAACAGGGGGTATTACCCCCCCATTTTTTTTGTTAGCTATATACTTTCTATTTTGTATTATGTTTGGATACAAACACATTATTCCGCTTTTCCTCTTAATACTGTTGTTATATTTCCTGTACTTGGTACTAATTTTAATAGATTTCCTATTGCTTTATTTCCCTCTGTTACCCACATTTCCAGTTTTCTCTGGTCAAAGTTTTTGAACCCTAATACTTCTTTTAATATATATTCCATTCTTCCAGTTGTTGATTTATATGCTTCTATGTTATTTTTTTCACCTTTAATCTCTAGTTCTCTATCCATTTGACATAGTTCCTTTTCTAGTATATTTAATTGTGCTTTATCTAAATCTATTCCTGTTTTTATTCTCATTGACCTATTAACCGATTCCAGGTTTGCATTTATTTGTCCTTGTATTATATTCATTTTATTTTCATTCGTTAGGTTTGCGTCTGCTAACGATTTTTCAGTTGCTGCATTATTTCTTGCTATTATACTTTGCGCTTCTGCTATTTGTGTTACATTTTTTAATTCCACGTTTTTAGCTTGTTGTTGTTTCAGTATTGCTGCCGCTTTTTTATCTGCCGTATCTGCTTGAGTATTTATATTATCCACTCCATCTGTTCCAATGTTATTTGCTTCATTTTCCGTTTTTTTCGTTTGCGCTTTCAGTAACGCTAACTGCGCTCCCATCATTATTGAACTCATGTCCATCGGCGGTTGTGCCGGTGCACTTCCTCCACTAGCCATGCTTGTTGTTCCTGTTGCTCCTGTTTGTCCATACATTAATGCCGGGTTCATCCCTGCTTTTTCATAGTGTTCTTTTTGCGCTCCTACATTTGTTTTATTCCACATATCCATTGACAGGTCATGCCCTTGTTGATTTAATGCTCTTTGTTGCTGATATGCTCTTTCATTTCTTTTTTTCTGACCTATCATACTTATTACTTGAGATATTGGTCCACTTGCTGCTTGTGCTATTTCTCCTGCCATTTTATTAATTTTTATTTATTATTATTATTTTCGTGCTTTTTTAAAAGCTTATTTTCTTCTTGATATATTAGAATAGATGCGTACCACTTTCCTAAATAAAGAGGGCTATTTCTAACCCTCATTTACTTATTTTGCTTTGGCTTCTATTGACTCAGCTCCGCTGACTTCTTCTCCTTTCATATCTACAACCTTAGTATCCTCTTTCGATTTTCCTTTGTTGTCTCTTTTTGCCTGGATACTTCCAGCCACTTTATCCATAGCATCCGCCGCTATTTCCCACCTATCCGTTCGTATATTATACGCACTTAACACACCTTCCTTTCGTTCCGTATATATTTCTGGAGCGCCATCTGTTATAGGCTCCTTATTACTTACTATTCTTTCCACTTTGTGCTCGATTGGTTCTCCACTCAATTTCTCAACACCTTGCAATGTTGTTTTTTTGCTTTTTCTATATTTATACATCTTTTTTATAAGTTTGGTATTACTTTCGCACTCATTTTTCTTCTTGCTTTTACATCTAGTCCTATTTGTACCCAAAAGTTTTGACTACTTATATCGGTCTGCGCGAAGATGTTATTATATTTACTCGGGTCTACATATGTTGTTAAATCTTCAATACCTGTAAATCCTTGCTCGTATCTTCTGTTTAATGTCATAAACATACTATTATCTTCTTCTGCAAATGTTCCTCGTGTTTGGTTTACATTTGTCATGTAATTAATCCACGCCGGTTGTTTTCCTGCACTTTTATAATCTATATTCCCATTTTGGTCAATTTCTGTGTCAAACCATGCCATTTGGTCTGTTACTAAATCTTGAAACCCTATTGCTCCTAATTCTGGTTTATGAAAATCATTTAGACTCTTTAGGTTAGTATCCCATTTATTTCCCTGACTATAGTCAATTCTAGGCGTTAAACTTACTATACCCATTATATATGATGGTTCATCACATTTTACTCTAATCTTACCACCTTTTGTTTTTTGTGTTAATCTTCCTCTACCTGCTAATGTTCCTAGTGGTTGAGTTTCACCATTTGCTTCGCTATCTGCATTACTTACTACTTCTTCGAATGACAGTTCTTTTATTAAGCTTCCTTGATATACTGGATTTTCTTGTCCTCTTGCTCGTTCATGTGTATAAACTGCATCTAACCAGTCATCGTATGTACCTCCTGATATCGCTATCCTGTTTAACATTGTATATACCTTATTTGCTAAGTTTACACTATCTATTGTAAAACTCCCTGCGCTTGTATCTACTGATGTTATCTCATTTATCCCATTACTTCCATCTATCCACTCTGTACTTATCCAATTATTAAACAAGTCACTTTGGTACGTTTTTATTGGTAGTCCTTCCTGTGCTGCTTCTTTATACCATACTGTGTTTTCTGGATTTACTCCCAATCCTAATCCATACGGTGCATATGTAAACCTATTTATTTTTACTGCTGTCGTTGAATCTACCGCCTTTAGTATATCCATCCTCATATCATCAATATTTTTCAATGGAAATCTTACTAACCTTGGTGGTAATTGTGTCTGTCCTGCTTTGTTTGGTACTAATGTCGATGCGTTTGCCACTTCTATATCTCGTGCTCCGTACAATCCTTTATATCCTCTACATATTACATCCCATACTAATTCTGCTGAACCTGTCGCGACTGGTCTACTTGTTGCTTTTATACTTGCAAATAATGAACTTAACGGTACATAATTTCCTTCAAAATTTATCAAGTAATCGTCCATAAATGGTTCTCCATATTCTTGCCCTGTATTTTGCCATTTCACTAAGA